TCGCTCGAAGATGAACTGCGTCTGCAATCTGAATCACAGTCGGAGTCTTGGTCAAAATAGAACTAACATCAGTAGTCAATCCTTGACGCACATTAAGAACAGAACCTTGTTGCTGAAGGATCGTAACACCTGCCGAAGCAGTTTGGTTAGCGTCAACAGCGTCAAGTGTTCTTAGGAGGCCATTGAACCCTACAATCGTTCTGTTAGTCCAAGGTGTCGCTTCATCAATCGTAGCTGAAGTAGTGGCACAAGCCATTGCGACAGCAAGATAACGACTATCAACGATAGTATTGACAGAAGCTCCCACATTGTTCGTAAGAGTAATACTTACAATGTCAGGGTAAATCAGACGAACACGAGTGTTCTTTACATTTCTAGCCAATGTAGAAACTTGTGCAGGTGAAGTCCCTGCGGGTACACCCAAGATGGCTGTTCTTTCTGATCTGAATCTTAAGCTAGATTGCAAATCACAGTGTAAAGAAACATCAGCGAGAAGCTCTGTACTAGCAGGGATCAAAGGAACGATAACAGAGGGAGAAAGTCCAGGGCTGATCTCACCCTCTACGTCTTTCAAAGCTTGAATCATCTGAGCTACTGTAGGCTCAGTTTGACCGTCACTCAAAGAAATCTGCTTAAGTGCAATCGTATTCGCTCCATTTAAGAAAGCGAAGTAAGCACCAAGAGAAAGAGGGTTATCTGTACTAACAGGTCCGTAAGTAGCTGTTACATCAGCAAGGCGAGTGAAGATACCCGTATTAAAGGCACTCTTCTTACGAGTGATATTTACATAGTAAGGCTCACCCAAAGAAGGCTCGTTACCGAGATGATGGAAAGTCTCAACCAAAGCGGTATCACCAATCTGAGTACCCACTGTGTTCGCTACTGTAAGGCTAACACCTGCAATCGAAGTAACAGGAATGTTTGCATTAGTGGTCAGAGTCTTAGACACCTTGAAAGAAAGAGTCGAGTTTGATCCCGTAGAATAAGCTTGACCCCCCGCACGAGGAAGTAAGGTGAAGCTAAAGCCTGTAACTGAGTCAATGTAAGTTTGACCAACCACACCATCAACACCCGTTCCGTCATTCAGAGTCGAAGTGTTTGATGAACCTGTACCTGCTGAGTTAGAAGAAGTAACAAAGAAGCCCTGATAAGGAGCTTCACCCACAGAGGTGTCACCATTCTTAATACCCAAACGAGTTGTATGGGTGCTAACAGCATTTCCATTACCAAACGTAAGAGAAGAACTCAAACCAACAGTCAAGCTCTCAAAACCAACATAGCTCTTACCTGTAGCGTCTTTCTTAACAAAAGAAATCGCAGTGTTAGAATAAGAACCTGCTCCATTGTGAGTAAACGGAAGACTCAACAACAAGCTAGTTAAAGTAGTAGGTGCGTTCTGCATGAAGGCAGAAGAAAGAGCTTCCGCATTTACAAGAGTAGAGACTGTGGTGAAGTCCTCAGTCAAACCAAGTAATTCATTTGCTGTACCTTCTTCAACAGTAATGAAGTCATCTTCAGTTTTGCTTGTAGAGACAATCCTGAGATTAGAACCTTCAATGCTTACAGTAGCAACACCTGCAAGAGCATCCCCCAATTGTTTAACAACAGTACCTGCCGTAGCTTTAGCACCATCATTAAATAAGTCAGCTCCCGTACCTCCTGCTGAAGAGGTAAAGGTTACAGACTTAGAAACACCTGAGAAGTTAAGATTCAAAGTGCTGTTTTGAGCGAAGCTTGTGTTATCACCATTGTAGAAAGTTACTTTAGGACTACCTGTCGTAGATGACTGATCACCCCAACCTGCTCTTATAAGAAGAGTTGGAGCTTCTACAACCGCAGTTCTTACAGCTTTAACCTCAGTAGATGAAAGACCACACTCAGTCAAAATAGAGCCACCAATAACTTCAAGACCCAACTGAATGGGAGGGAAGTAGTCAGCCCCAATACGAGTTCTGTTTCTGAAGATCAAACGATCTTTAACAGAATTGCTTCCTGCACCATCAATATCTGTAGAGACAGCAAACGCAACAGGAAGAATACCAAACTTAGTCTGAGATCCATCAGCAACATCAGTGTCGATACCTGCAATCAAACCAAAGTTTAGATCACCTAATGCGGCGTCATTATTTCCTTTGTCAATGGAAAGGAACTCAAGGTATCCTTGAACATCTCCTGCAAGTAGTCCATCAAGACTAAAAACAAGAAACCCATCTTCAGAAGAAACATTAATATCAATATCCCCATTGAAATTAGCAACGTCATCAATTTGAGTCTGAAGAGCTGAAGCAATATCAGAAGCTGAAGGATAAGCAATTGAACCAATAGTAATGGTTTTAACATTCTCACTAAGAGCGTCAGCTCCATTTATACCTCTGTATCTAATTGTAAGATGAGTGTGTTTACCTTGTGTTAAGTCCAAAGCACTCATCGGAGTCATCGCATAATACTTAGCACCAACACCATTTACATCTGTATTGATCGCATCAGCAATCTCAGAAGCAGTCGCTGTGGCGATAGCACCTGTCTCAACTGTAATATCTACATTGTCGATCTTTAAGAAGATGTTTCCATTGATCGAACCCAAGTCAGTATTATCTGAAGAAGCAGTATAAGGAAGTGGTTCACTTACATGATAAGTAAGCAATCCTCTACCCTTTGTAAGACCTGTTGGATCAGTCAAAATAACACTTTGCTCTGCGTTATTATCAACAGTGATCTTAATAGTGTCAGATTCACCTTGGATAAACACATAAGGAGCAGGGTTAGGTGTGAAGAACATAGCAGGTGTTGCTTCAAAGTTCTCAATCTGAACTGTGATGTCTTCTTCTACAGCTTTACCGCTACCTAAAATAGCGTCTGATCTTGTCTCTGCTCCCGATGGGAAGTTCAGAGTAGTAAGAGAAAGGTCAGTGCCTTTACCCTCAAAGGTTGCTCCATAAAGAGGTAGGTTCGCCTTTGATACGGTATAAGTACCAACATTCGATCCACCAACTGAAGCAACAGTAAGATCATAACCTCCACTTGCAATCGAGTATTGATCTTGGATGTTATTGTAGTAGAAAGTCGCAAACACTTTCTGACCGTAAGGAACAGGCTGACTCAGAGTAACCGTAGAGTTTGAAGGGTTGACTCGAACTACTTCAGCAACGTCATTCGCCAAAGCGTCTGAGATATTCCAACCGACTCTAACGATAACCTTCGTTGAGTTGTAAGTAGAAGTGCCTGTGCCTGTACCGTCAGTGGGTTGGTGAGCTAGCTTAAAGACATTAGGTAAGATTTTACCTGTATTGTCCACAAAAGCAGAACACTCACTGAGGTATACTCTTTCGTCTCGTAGAGAAGTTGTAATTTGGGTAGTACCAAAAGAAACATCTCCATTCTGAACTAGACCCGAAGAGGCAGAAGCAAAAGTACCCCAATAGAGTTTGTCATCTTTAAGAACCCAACTCTCACCTTCACTAAAAAGCCCCGCAGGACCCACAGTATCTTCAGGGGCGATAGCAACTCGATCAACAGAAACCACATCTCTTGCAGGCAGATAATCAAAGTTATCTACAAAGCTGTTGAAGTAATAAGAGATAGCTACTTTCTGACCAACTTTTGGAGGCTCTGATAGAGTAATCGCACCTGTTGTTGGATCTAAAGAAGTAGGGGTTACAGGAACTAAGTCTACAGTAACAGTAACGTCAGATACTTCTGAAGTAGCTTTACCGCCATTAGTCCCATCAACAATCGGAGCTTGATCGGAGTAGAAAACGGAGTTTCTTTCTGACCCTTTTTGAGTGTTGAACACACCAAGAACTTCATTTGAAGAACCTGCACCAATCTTAATAGAACCGTCAGCAACCAACTTGAGGTTAGTCGAGCCTTTGTGGTCAACATAAGTGCTTGCCACAAGAGTACCAATGTTTGAAGAGTTAATCTTTCCGACAATAACACTTAAGTGGTTTTCTCTCGTAACATTAGAGGGTTTAAGTGGGATTTCTATAATCCCCACAGTTCCGTCAACAGTAATGATAAAGCTACGAGAAGCGGCTTTAACCTCCATAGTCCCTGCTGTTCCGTAAAGCTCTGAAAGGTCATCAGATACTTGATCTGAAACATCTTCAGAGTCTACGAGGACATCAGTACGGTTAAAGAAGTAAGTCAATCTTACATCATCACCCTCTTTAGGGGCTTGAGAAAGAGTGACTAAGCCATCTTTCCCATTAACGGCAAGAACAACCACAGCACTTCCGTTAATCGTAGCCGAGACAGAAGAAGCAGTTTTAGTTGTCGTCCCTGTACCATCACCTGTAACGATAGGAAATTGACGAGTTCTTACTTGTGCAGTAGTTCCGTCAAAAGCCCCTAAGTTATAAGTGCTATTTGGATTCTGAGAAAGAACAACTCTACCTGTAGCGTCTTCTTCTACCATTTGTTGATCTATGATCGAAGAAGACCCTCGCACTAAACTTAAACCGTTTTGTGCAAAAGTCTCAGTACCTGAACCGATCAGAAGGGGGATTCTCCCCGAAAAGTTATTCTGTGGAGTAGGAGACTCAAATACTGTCTCTGTATAAACTCCTGGTGGTGCGTAACCGCCTCTAATAGCCATAATTGTTTCTCCTATTGATTAGTGGAAGAGCTAGACTTAATATTATCCATAGCAGAGACTCTGCTAGAGCGAAGATTGTTTCCCATTTCAGGGAGGACTTGATATGTTTGATCATCCATTCTTATGAGGTCTTTCCCTGTAGCATTATGAGACTCTATCAAGTCCCATTTATCTCTGCGTCTACGGTAAATCTGCTCCCATTTCTGTTGAGCGTCTTCACCGATGACACGATCAAAGTCCAAGTCAAAAGAATCTACACCTGAAGATTGAACCTTCATGGTTTGGTCTACTTTCGAGGTAAACCCAACGGAAGCAGAAACACACTGAACAACCTGTGCTTGCATACCGCAATCACATTTTATTTCTGATTTTTGCTTGCCGACTCTTTTTCTTGAGGAAAGACCACAAGAAGAACATTGGAACTTTAATATAGGCATAAAGAAGTCCTCCTACTATATTCTTAGGCTCTTATAGAATAACTATAAAAGCCTTTGAACTAAATCAGCACTTCGATTACCTAATCCCGTCACAGGACTGTTGATCGAAGTCAGCTGTATTCCTTGCTTAGAAATACTCTGAATTGGAATCACAAGGGGGAAATGAATGAACCAATCCACCTGAATAGAAAAACTTAAACTAGCCGTGTAAAAGTAGTCATCCCCGTTATCATCATAAACTTCTTCAGATTCACCCCCTAAAGAAACATCAGAAATTTCCAAACCTAAGTTAGTCAACTTTGGTCTTAGACTCGACCACAGCCATACTGCCGTCTGATCTGCAATGTCTGCTTGAGAATGAACATCTCTTGTTATTAAATCAATGTCCACACTGACATCCCAACGACCCCCATATTCATGAGAAACGGACTCTCTTTTTTCAGAGACTATAATCGCTACTTCATCCCCTTTTTGAAGTCTACGACCAAAAGCGATAATCACACCACTTATAATATCTCGGTAAGAAACCGCAGGTTTGACTCTGAAGGGACCGGATTGGGTCATTTCCTCTGTATATAAAGCCCTCAATTTCACTGCTTTAGGAGGCTCTTCAAGGAGTGTAACCTTCGCCCCCTCAAGCACATACTCTGAAATACGCAAAAACCTACCCGAAGGTTCTTCTATTATTCGGAAAGAATTCTCAATCGGAGTGCCTCCCAATAAAAACTCTGTCGAACTAGAGAACATCAGCTCTTTCTCAACAACCCTTCTGTATCTTGTATAATAAACATCATGCTCTCTAGTCGCAGGGTCAACACCATCTGCTTCATATACAGAAAGGATATAAACACCTGCTTCTTTGGGGAGATTGTGAGCGTCCTCTCGAACCCATTCTACAGAACCCAAATAAGGTTTATCTGGTATCTTCGCCAAGCTCACATAACCTTCAACTGTTCCAATAAAGTTATCGGGAGAAAGAACAACATTATTTGCACCACCCGTTCGGACTACCATTCCAAACTGAGGTCTTTCTTCAAAACTATATTTACCTTGTATATTCTGAGCAAAGTTAGGATAGCGGGGGTGATCAGACCAAAAGTCTCTCAACTCCCTTATCACTCTATCTCTAACTGCAAGAGTAAGATGATGAAACACATTAACCTTCTTTCTTTTTAACGTAGACAATCAATGTATCATTTACCATTTGAACAGAAATTTCACCCTTAAAGTGACTCTCGGAATAATTGATCCCTTCCCCATTGGTACAGATAACCCTCAAAAACGAAAAACCCAAGCTTTCCTTTTCTTCAGGCCCCATCAAGATAACAGGGTATGTGTTTTCAAGATTCTTATCTTCCATTTGCTACGCTCTCCCCTTTATCAAGAGAGAGCTGATAAAAGATTTAATACATCCTAAAGAACTAACCCCTCGCTTCCTTCCATCGTTGCACTACTCTGCGAGCAGACGCTTTTCTTAAAGCCGATGAGTTGTTCGTAAAACCACTATCATAAGGAATAACCCTAGCAGAACCAAACCCACTGTCATGCACATAGCCTAGATCAAGTTTGTTCGCAGGTGTTCTACCATTAGCCTCAGATTTATCGAGGTTACGGTATTTGAGGTTAGGCGAGTCAGGGCTAGGTCTACCTATGTTTCTTGATGAGTCACCATTGGGCAAAGCACTGTGAGGACTAGTCCCATCGGGGTTGTCAGCTCTCCCTATCGGAGTACCTTGATTAAGACTAGAAAGTTGATCGGGTGGAAAAACTTCTCTATAAAAATCAGCTCTTTTTAAGCTCGCTGTTTTCCCTTCCCCTGTAACCCATCTTTCAAAAAGCTGATTGAAAGAATAGTTGTTATCTAGGGTAAGGTTGTGTTTGAGAGTACCCTGAAGAAGCACAAACTGACGGAGGTTTATGGTCGTTGGGGTCTTATACTTAAATGTGATTGGAAAGAGAAATTTACAAGTAAAACAGAGCGTAGGATTCCGACCATTCAAATGAGATTCAACTTCTATCTTTAAGCCTATAATCTCATGCTTGTACACGTTACTAAACGGCTTATACTGGTCTGTAAAACTATCATATTCGTACCTAGACTCTGTTTCTGCAAGTCTAATTTGCCTTTTGTTCAAGGGGTCAACAGCCTTTATTATCGCCTCTCCTACTTCAATCAAATCAGGAACACGACTCTCAATCTTATTGAGGTTTCCGTAGTATTCTTCAATAAGCATACAAGCTAATTTGTCCTCCTTATTTTTGAAAGTTAGAGTGACAGCCCCCTCATGTTCTTTACGCTTTCGTTTGTCCAAGCCCTTTAGAGCCCCATCAAAGCGGTCTTTTTTGTTTAGCATTTTAAAAACTCCCTAAAGGTCTATATTTTAACTGCAAAGACCATAAAACGCATTTAAAGAACCACATATTAACTGTTAGAGATAATCTCTCGTATATCGGCTATCGCATAATGAGTTCTTGGCACTTGTAAGAGTTGAAGGATCTGAGGTCGATACTTCGGGTTCTCGTATGCCATTTTAACAACTGCTTTTTTAGCCACGAATTTATCCTTCATTTCTTTCTTCTTAGCTTCTTCTCCCTTCGCTTCCTCTTTTTTAGCTTCTTCTTTCTTCGCTTCCTCTTTTTTAGCTTCTTCTTTCTTCGCTAACTCTTCTTTCTTCGCTAACTCTTCTTTAGCTTTCTCGACCACTTCATTAATAGAATCAGTCAAGATCTTTTCTTGATCTTTTAAGTGCTTCTCAAAACCTTTTTGATCGAAAGAACCATCTTCTTCCATAAACTGAGCTATTTCTGCTAGCTCATCTTTACCGATGTCACCAAGATAACCTGCTATATCTGAAATTGTACCGTCAACAAGATCGGAAGCCCTCCTACTAGTACCTCCACCTTTCTTTTTCATACTCTTACCTAAAGCCATAAGCCCCTTCCCAACCAATCCTTGAACACCTGCACCAATACCCCCTATAGCTCCTTCAACAAGAGCCGCACCACCACCTGCAATACCTCCAACCACACCCGCAGGGATAGCACCGACCACACCTGCAACCCCTAATCCTGCTTGTTTCCCCATTGCGATTGCTTTACCCGAAGCACCTGGGTCAGCATTAGCTCCGATTTTCCCAATCTGAGAAACAACAGTATCGGTGTAAGCACCCATGACAGATCCGAAAGACTTTTTAGCGTCCTTCCACATTTGACCTTTTACTTCATCAGCACTTCTTGTGTTATCTAAAACTTTTTTACCTGCCCACTCAGACATTCCGCCTGCTCCTCTTAAAAGAGCATTTGATGATTCAGTTGCCGCTGTTTTCAACCCTTTTAAGGCTTTATCTTTTACTCCACCAAAAAAACTCTTAACTTTGTCTGACTTAATCTTTTTATTTAAATCATCAAGGATCTTTTTAGCGTCAGGACCCACACCACCACTTTGCATATACTCAGCAGAAGTCGCATACCCAATAAGAGTAGAAAGAGCAATGTCATCTCCTCTACTGCTTTCGTGATCCCATTTAACCCTGTAATCTTCCCCGTAATGTTCTATAAGCTTCTCTTTCATATCCAAAACGGCATTAATAGAGTTTGAGTCATCTCTTCTTTTTTGTTGCTTTTTCCGATGAGACTTCGCTTTATCTGAAGGCTTTTTGGCTTGACCATAACTAGGATCTAAAGCCACCTTAATAGAAGGTAATACTATTTTCCTTAACTCAGGATTAGCATAAGCTAAACGAATAACTCTTTCTGTAAGAGTTGACTCACCTGCGGTTTTCCCTGAAAGAACGGGGAGGAGCAAAGCTCTAAACTGTCGGTTCTCATGTGCGATATTAATCAAGTTACTACGAAGTGTTGCTTCCATTTTCATTCTCCTAGCGAAGTCTCTGTCTTAAAAGGTAAAGATTAGTTTCATGCTCGTTAGCGGTAGACATGATGAAGTCATCCATACCTAAAGAAAGAGCGTTCATTTCTTTAAGATGAGTATAAATATTATAAAAACTTTTTTGCAGAGCTTCTTCTATGATTAAAGCCCTACGAATAGGATCACTTTCAGACTGTGCCTCTGTTAAAGGAAGGATTGTGTTCGCCATGAGTTGAGCTTGTTCCACAGGAGCTACCCCCATTGACCCATAATCCCCCACAATCTTCTCAGCTAAAGTGTCAATTTCTTCAACCAAACCATTGTAGATTCTTTCTAAGAGTTGGTGATCTCCATATTGACTTTCCCCTTTAACTTGCCAATGGCTCGTCCAATGCGCCCAATGAGCAGATCGAAGTAGAGCAAGAAGAAATTGAAGGGTCGTTAAGGCTTCTAGTTTTTGAGAAGCCGTTCTAAGTAGAGATTCTTTCTCTACTAAAGTAAAGTCAAGAATGAAGTCATCGAACTGATCTTCATCACTCTCAGAGTTCCAATCAGCGGAGTAGTAAAACTCCTTCAAAGGCATTTCGTATTCGTTCATCTGTTGGTCTTTTAAAAGCACGAACTTAGTGCAAGGGGTAAGACCTTGAATAGCAACCAAAGTATCATCTACAAAGCATTGGTTAGCTCTATAGGTATATGGATAACTAGACATAGAAGCTCTCCTTCTCTTAACTCTCATTTTATTACTCGGTCGGACGTATCTTTTTAATCTGCTCTTATGCTTCTTTCTCCACTGCTTAACGCTTCTCTTTATTTTGTTTTTATTCTTTCTATAATATCTTCTACTTTTTCTTTTCTGTTGTTTCATCCTAGAGTTTGGAGATTTCCGTCTACGGTGTCTGCCCTTTTGTTGCTTTAAAGAACTCCGACTCCCCGGTCCTCTTTTCGGTCTAGATCGAGCCATTAGCTCTGAGCTTTCTATTTCTGAGCTAAGTCTCTCATCGGAGGAGAAGTCAAGATGTTGAACTACTTCCATAGGGTATTCTCTATGCATCTTTGAGAGAACGCTTCTAACAGCGTCTCTATACATCGCCTTTTTATTACGTCTATTCTTCTGAGCCATAGTGGAGTTACCCCCCCCTGTAAGTCTTGCGTGTAATCTTGGTTTGTTTTCCCGATTCTCTTGATAACGAAGTATTCGAGTCTTATTTCTAAGATAATAGCGTTTATTATCTCTCTTCATTTGACCTCGATCTTTACGCTTCTTTCTAACGTAATCAAGCCTCGTCTTTCTTCTAAGAGTCCCTTTTTGCTCTCTCTGCTTTTTGCGAGGGGGCTTTAAGTTTATCTTAGCCCTACCTACGGCTAGCCTCTCAGAGTCTTCAAAGAGATCTTCATCTTCAAAGAGATCTTCATCTTCAAAGAAAGCCATTCTAGGTCTTCTAGCTAACCCTGTAGTATTTTTAGAATCTACATAAGGGTGTCCGTATTCTTCCCCAGGCAAACCCGAACTTCTCGGTCTTTGGTGAAGCGGTTTTCCATCGGGTTGATTTGGAATAGCGTTAGGGTTGCTCTTCATGCTGTAATTAAGAGAAGCACCTGAACTATCTGACGGAGTATTAGAAACAGGAGGGCCAACTCTTTGTTCATCCCTCCCTTTCGGATGTCCACTAGGGAGAGGAAGAACCCTATCTCTCTGTGGCTTTCCGTCTTGGTAATCTGAACGACTTGGTTCGGGAGAAGAGGTGTCGTTTTGGATTTGATCTTGACGGCTCTTACTAACCCATGTTTGAACACCTGCAAGGTCTTGTGCAATCTGCCTCGCTACACGGGCTTCAGAATCGCCACTCACTGCTTGGTAAAACAGACCTACAGCCTTGTCCCAATTTTTCCTCTTAAAATGTTTGAGAGATTTAAAAAAAGGTCTTCTATCAATCCAACTGTGTATTTGGGTATTGTTGACAGATCGTGTTTCTTTGAACTCTTCAACTTCATCTAAGAGTCTTGTATAAAACTCCACATCATCGAGGGCATGAAAATCCGCCAAACTATGATCTAAACCTAACTGTTTTAGTTCTTTACGAAGTTTATTCTGACCTTTTACATCATGTTGCATAAACCTCTTATCTCTCTTAGCGGAAGGTAACCCACCTTTCTCAGCTAAATAGTTACGATTACCAATTTCTTCTTGTACTGCATGAACCAACTCATGTCTGACGGTATCTTTCACATCCTCTAAATCTTTTTTACTGTATTTACGCTTTTCGGGTATCGTAATCTTAATTCTATGAACTAAGTCATTCCCTAGCGTATAAGCCCCCAAAACATTACTGTCTTGAAAGACAAATTTGAGGGCAATGGGGAACTGAAACTCAAGGTGTGTTACTTCAGCTTTGGCTCCTAAGTTTAAATGTATATTCTTTGAAGTAAGATACTCTCTAGGAAACTGAGCGAGAGCTTTTTCAAACTGATCTTTATGACGATAAGGGGTTGAGTTTTTTTTGTCTCTTAAAGCTCTAACGATAGAAGTAAGATAAGAAGCAATTATTTCAACATCACCCTCCCTTTCTCTTGCCCACTTATCCATATCCACAACTGAAGATGGGGATATGGAGACATCACCATAACCGAGGACACTCTCGATTAGGTCTTTAACGTAAGTAGCCTTTTCCATCACAACTTCATCTCTATGAAGATCAACGAAGTCGTTAATAATAGACCTATGTATGTCATAGTATTCCATACGAAAGTCATCTAAGTTATCGAAGACTTCTCCCATATCTTCTTGGTCGAAGTTCCTCAAGAATTGATTAATGTCCTTTGCTACATCTTCAAGATATTCAATTTCTGAATCCATCACAATAGTGCTATATACGTTATGGAGAACATAGTGAGCGAGAACACCTTGGGCTATTTCAGTAACCAACTTAAATAAAGAGGGTGGAGGTCTTATCAGCCCTGCTTCTTTCTCTACTATCTCAGTCATGTTAATATCCCTCAGATTCTAATGCTTCTATGAAAGGCATACATAAATGAGATATGAAAAAATAAATCAGCCCGATCATTACAAAGGAAAGGGTATGAAAGCGATTGACGTAATAGAAGCCTACGATTTAAACTTCTCTCTTGGGTCAGCCATTAAATATATTCTGAGAGCAGGATCAAAGCCTGATGAATCTCTTGAAGAGGATTTAAGTAAGGCTATTTGGTATCTGCAAAGGGAAATAGAAAGAAAACCCAATCCAACTAGTTAAGAAACTCTCCAATACCTTTTTGAGTGACTACAACGTAAGAACCAAAGCTCTGAACAAGACCCTCTCCTTCAAGAGAAGACAAGTCGGCAAAAACTTTCGGGTCTGAAAGCTCCTTACGAGAAATAGTTATCTCTCCCTCCCCCTGTTCTAGCTTTTCAGAAATAAGGTCTGCAATCTCCGACCAAAGACCCCCAAAGCTACCTGCCTCTTTACTCATTTCCGAGTTGATCATACGAGAGGCAGGAGGTGCAGGGTTATACTTAGAAGCTATATCCACTGTTTCTCGATCACTATGTGGAAGTCTCTGTCGATAGAAGTCAGCACCCATCGTGATAAGAGCATAATTAGTCTTATCCAAATGTCTTTCTATGTTAGAAAGAACATCGGGAATAGTAAGGAAGTTGTCCCCACAGAGTCTATATATCTCTTCAATCGCAGGAGAGTCTTTAAGAGCCTCTACCATCTGATTGATTGCTATTCTTAACTTGTAAGCTTCAACACGAGCTTCTGAAACACCACCAGCTAAAATAGACCATGAAGCTTGACTTGAAGCTTTCTTATCCCTCTTTAGTTTTAGAGCTTTCATTGTCTCATTCATACTTAACCTCTTTTGTTCACGATTTTATAAACAAAAGAGGTTAAGTATCAAAAAACTATTATCCCTCAAGACCTTTATTAATCGCCTTAATCACACCCTTAGATTCTACATCTTTAATAGCATCTAAGATTTCAGGGTGATCTCTGTAAAGCTCTAATGCGAGTGACGCTCTCTTTCTCCAATGTGGGGACATATCCCAATCAATACCTACAGGTAAAGCTTTAACTTTAGATTTATCCTTACCAACTGTAACTGCACCTTGAGTTGGTTGTACATCACCGTTTACAGCAGCTAAAATCTGAGCAGCTTCCTTTGCTTGCTCTTCCCTCGAAGAAGTTGTTTCTTCTCCGCCAACACCATCAAGTATTTCATCTAAACCTAAATCCTCTACATCAGGGGCTTCAGATTTCACATCAGAAGCAACTGCTTCACGAGACAAATTATCAAGACGTGCTACCTCGGAACTCGCTTGAGAGCCTTCTGAAATAACAGTTTTTTGCTTTGCAGCTGTCTTGATTTTGATCTTACCAACCGATTTTGCATCTTGGGGAGTAGCAAGACCCCCGTCAGAAGCACTTGAAGCGGAAGACACTTCAGCTCCACTCTTAGATTCAACCTTTGATACGGCTATCATGTCACTATCAGCAGACTCAATAACTAAAGGAAACCGAACTTTAGGCTCTTCTTCTACTTTAGCAACTTTCTTACTCTTGGCAGACTTGATCGTTGCGACCGTTCTTTCTTCATCGTAAACCGTCTCAACCTTCATTTTCTTCTTTGCAGGAGAAGGAGGTTGGACGACTTTCTCAACCGTAGATTCGGATTCACCTTCAAAAAGTTTAAGCCAACCTCTTTTAATACCTGCTTTTAACTCAGGCATCGTGGTGTCACGGCCTGCGAACTTAAGTGTAAACCCGTCAAACTCAACAATATCACCTTTAGATAAGTTCTTTTCTAACCTACCCAAGTGAACAGTAGTTTGAGCTTCTAATTTTTGGAAAGTTCCTCTGACAAACTCCATGATTTCCTCCTATTTGTACGAGATATGTTGACTATACCAAACCACTAAAGGTTTTATGTTATATAACTAAGAAAGATAAATAAAATGTTTACTATCTCATGTCAAAAAAATTGAGGAGACTTTATGAGAGTTTTATACTTCGCATACGGACTAAGCCTAGAAGAATACACTATGACAACCAAAAAACCGTCAGCCCAAATATACTGCTTTGGGGTTTTAAAAGGCTTTAAGTTGTCCTTGTCAAATAAAAACTTCTCAATCAAACCAGCCACAACCCACGATTATACTGAAGGTCTGATTTACTCCATCGAAAAATCAGACCTAGATGATCCTGCGTTGCCCTCAAAGAGATCTAAAATGGACGTGATGACTGATGATGGTAGGTGGGTTCAAGCTTTCGTCTATTATGTAGATGGAGAAAGTGTTGAAACACCCACCCAAGAAGAGTTAGAAAGAATCTTAAAGAAGTACGGAGATTATGGGTTCAATAAAAACCATGTAAAAAATGCGTTACAATCAAACTAAAGAACTTGTGTTCTCCCTAAAATACTAGGGATTGATCGTACCAATGGTTAATCATATTCTTATATATACATTTACCCTATAAAAAAATTAAACAAAGAAAGACCGACTATGAAACAGGTTCTTTTACTTTTAGCCTTATGTTTACCTTTTAATAAGGCTCACGCAGATGATGACACTATCGAAAACTGTATTGACGCTAGCTATTCAAGAATACTCATAGCAACCCATGAGATTGCTGTTGATACAATCAAGATAAAGTTACAAGTTAAAGACCCCGAAGATATCGTCATTGAGACACGAAAAAACAAAAACTCTTTTGAAGTAAGACTTTACGGTACTTACATCGCAAGAGAGAGAGTTCTTATCGGAAAGCTAATCGAACTAAAAGATATGGGTGGTTGGACTCGATTAACTATTAAGACAGGAAAGAACTTAATCCTTTACAAAACAAAAGGTAAGTTCATTTACTTATCTGTAAAATCCTAATTTATCTTTTAGAAGCCATGTAGTAAGTGTAAATCAAAGCACGAGCAATCACTCGGTCTTTCTCTTTCACATCCTCAGAAAGAGATCTGTAAGAAGCGTCAGCATCTACCATTCTTGTTATTTTCTTCTCAGGCTGAGTTAAGTATCTTGGGTCATCCACGTTATACGCGGCCCATGACCAACCGTCATGTACTGCGTCTGAAACAATCTCAATCAACTCAACATCATCGGGGTTAGCTATGACGAGATCAATGTTTTCCTGTATGGCGTTCAAAGCATACAGGCTCGAATACTTGTTCGCTTCATACCCAAAAGTGTTGGGCTTACTTAGTCCATACCCATATTCCTGATCTAAAGCACGATCAGAGATTGAGATTGCTCTTTTAAGATCAACTAAACCCCTGTATCGAGGTGGTTTAGGGATTGATCGAGCATATTTAGAGCGACTTGCGAACCTCTTTCCATAGAACTTTCCATTCGCCCGTTCAATAGCGTTGCGAAAATTCCGACCCATTACTACTTTTGAAACTTCCCCATCATCCGTAGTTTGAACCGAACCAGCAACATCCCTGTTTTCTTTGACTCCTAGATAGATTCTGTCATCTACAAGAATAAAGGGAAACTCATAGGGATTTCCTTCTAGCATGAAGAACATCTTGCCCTCACCCTCTGCCGTTAGGTCGAATAAAGAAGGCTGATCGGGCTCCGCCTTTGCATAAGGGTTCATTCTTGTCCCAACAACTCTTGATGATGGCTCAAAGT